TCGGAACGGTAAACAGCAGTATCGAAAAATCAGCCAAAGAAAACGGTGACAGAAGTGACAAATTCGCTCAAACTGTTAACAGCAATTTGCCATCATCATTCAAACTTAATATTCCAATTTTCAAAGGCACAAATACTGAATTATTGGAGGTTGAAACCTTCGCCAATGTAAATGGACGTGATGTAGCTTTTGTCCTTTTATCTCCAGCTGCCAATCAAACTATGGAGGATATTCGAGATAAAGTCATCGATGAACAACTAGATAAAATTAGAGAAATATGCAGTGATATTGCTATTATCGAACAATAAAAATAAAACATCAGGAGTGTTTTTTTGATGCTCCTGATTTTTTTAAAATGTTCCATTTAATAAATAGTAATTATGGCAAGAGAGCAAAGAAAAGATGTTGATTATTTTCCTCATGATTGTACTCACGGTCGAAAAATGCACATCATTGAAACGAAATATGGAAATGATGGATATGCAACTTGGTTTAAATTATTAGAACAATTAGGAAAGGCAAACAATCATTATATCGATTTTTCAGATGATATGACGTTGATGTTTTTGACTTCTGTATTTAAAATTGATGAAGAAAAAACAATTTCTATTTTGACTGATTTATCAAAATTAGGAGCGATTGATAAAGTGCTTTTTGAAGAACATAAAGTGATTTACAGCCCAAAATTTACGGAAAGTATTCAAGATGCTTATCGAAAAAGAAAATTGAAATGTTTTGAATACTTCGACGTATTGAGCGAAATAAAGCAAAAAAACAATCAAACGGACGGAAGTTTGACCTCAAAACCACTCAATCCGCAGGAGATTGACGGAAGTTATCCGCAAAGTAAAGTAGAGTATAGTAAAGTAAAGGAAAGTAGAGTAGAGAAAAGAAAAGAAAATACTCCTAACGGAGTTGTTGATTTAAAAAATCAACCAGACCATCCAAATATTGATTTTGATAAACTGCTTTCCTTTTTTAATTCAAATCGAGGTCTTTTGCCAGAAGTTAAAAAAATGTCTGAAACCAGAAAAACCAGAATTAAGGTTTTAGAAAAGCAATATGGAAAAGAATCGATTTTAACAGTTATTAAAAAAACAAAAGATTCACTTTTTCTGCAAGGCGATAACAAAGAAAATTGGATAGCTAGTTTTGATTGGATTTTTAAACCGGCTAATTTTTTAAAAATATTAGAAGATAATTATGCAACAAGAAAAAACTCACGAAGTAGTAATTCAGCAAAAACAGACGCTGAACATAAGCAATCAGCTGTCACTTCAGTTAATGCATTGTTTGGGGTCAAATGATGAGGTTGGATTAATTGTTTTTGAGAAAAATTTAAAATTATCTCAAGCAATTGATGGTACTAAAATAAAAAAATTAGAAAAGGAAATTGGCGAAATCAACACGATAACAGCCATTTGTTATTTGCTAACAAGATTCAATTCTAATTTCAATGTTGGAAAATCACTATCTCAAACACAAGCTGCATTGTTAGCATCTGACATAGTAGAAAAATATCCTTATGAAACCATTGAAGACGTGGTTTTGATGTTAAAACAAGTTAGGCAGGGAATTATCGGTGATGGAAAAGATTATAAACTGGATGGTCAAAATGTTCTTGCAAAATGGTTTCCAGAATATTTAGAAAAAAAATATACGGAATTCGAGCGATTAAAAAAACAAGAAAACGATATTTCAGATTCTGAAAAAAACTTACAAAACAATGCTGTTCAACAATTCTACGAAAAAAGAAGAATTCAGAAATTAAAACAGGAACAAAATCAAAAAGTAAGATCTGAAATCGATGAAATGGTAACCAAAATGGATCGTCAAATGCTAGAAGATACCATTTCGGATTGGGAGAAAAAACCAGAAATGCAGCCTTTTATGGATTATTTAAGAAGAAAACGATTGGAAGTTAAAGGCGAATATAAACCCTGAATCATGGAAAAAAAATACACAGGCGTAACCTACGACAGAGAAAGGCATCATTACGTTGCCAAAGTCAGTCACAAAGGCAAAATCTATAATTGCGGTTTTCACGATACCGAAAAAGCAGCAGCAATAGCCAGAGATACTGCCATTATCAACAATGGTTTAGATGTCAAATTGCAAGTTTTGAAACCAGTCAACAAACCCAAAAAAAAGAAAGTATGACAGCATTTGAAATAACAAACGAAGCGGTTGAAAATGTAGAATACAATAACAAAGTCTATTGTGAAAAACTTTGCGATTTTGCTGAAAATTGGGTAAAAACACAAATGAAACAGTTCACAGCTGAAGATTTGAAGAAAGCCTATTTCAGCGCAGGAAATGCACCGCCATCGCAACCAAGTGTTTTTGGCGTTCCGTTTAGAAAACTATCAAAACGAAAATTAATTTTTGATACCGAAAGAACGATAAAAAGCACCAATCCAGAAGCACATCAACGCCCTTTGCGAATTTGGATAAGCAAGGAATTTAAGCAAAAACAATCCAATAACGCCAAACAAGATCAAACTTTAAACTTGTTTCAATAAAAAAATACAATGAAAAAAAATTATAAAGAGTTTTTGGAAGCTAAAATTGTAGTTGCTGGAACTTTCGGAACCGATATTGATAAATCGCTTATTAATCCAATTGCATTACCACACCAAAAAGATATCATTCATTGGGCAATTACTGGTGGTCGTAGAGCAATATTCGCTTCATTCGGATTAGGCAAAACATTAATGCAGCTTGAAATTGCTAGATTGATCATTAAGCTAACTGGAAAGCCTTTTTTAATATGTATGCCTTTAGGAGTTGTCGGTGAGTTTCGGGATGATAACGAACTTTTAGGATCTGAATTTCCAATAAAATACATCACCGATACTGATTTAGTTGATACTTCAGAATTAGCAATTTACGTAACGAATTACGAAAGAGTTCGAAAAGGAGATATTAATCCAGATTGTTTTGGGGGTGTTTCTTTCGATGAAGCTTCTATTTTAAGAAACTTGAAAACGGAAACTACCAATTATGTTTTGAAGCATTTCAGTAAAATTAATTATCGCTTTGTTGCCACCGCCACACCAACGCCAAACGATTTTATTGAAATTCTGAATTATGCTGATTATCTGGGAGTAATTGACCGTGGACACGCATTGACTAGATTCTTTCAAAGAGATTCAACTAAAGCAGGCCATCTGACTTTATACCCAAACAAAAAAGAAGAATTCTGGAAATGGGTTTCTTCCTGGGCGGTTTTCATAAACAAGCCATCTGATTTAGGATATGATGATACGGGTTACAATTTGCCAAAATTGAATTTTCATGAAGTTGAAATTGAGAATTTGCCAGAAGGCACCATAACCAACAAAGAAGGTAAAATTGTTTTATTCAAAGATACCACTAAAAGCCTTGTTGATACTTCACGTGAGAAAAAAGATAGTATTGATATCAGAGTTCAGAAAACATTTGAATTGGTAAATGAGAATCCAAATGCAAATTGGATTTTGTGGCACCATCGAGAAAGTGAAAGAGAATCACTGGAAAAGAAATTCAAGGATTTCGATTTAAAATCGGTTTACGGTTCTCAATCCAACACCGAGAAAGAAAACCTGCTGATTGATTTCAAACATTCAAAATATCAGATCCTTTCTACTAAACCTGAAATAGCTGGAAGTGGTTGCAACTTTCAACACGCTTGCCATAATATGGTTTTTGTAGGTATCGATTACAAGTTTAACAACTTCATTCAAGCCATTCACCGATGCTACAGGTTCAAACAGGAAAATGAAGTTAATGTGTATGCCATTTTTACTAATAATGAAAGAGAAGTGCTTAAAACGCTTAAAGACAAATGGCGAAACCATATTGAATTGCAAACCGAAATGATAAACATTGTCCGTGAATTTGGACTTAACACCGATAAAATTACAGCTGATATGAAAAGACAGATTTTTAAAAACAAAAGAAGTGCTACAGTTGGTAATGCAACAGTTTTCAATGATGATACTATCAATGTTCATAATGAAATGGCAGATAATTCAACCGATATGATTTTGACATCAATTCCTTTTGGTGATCATTATGAGTATTCAGATAATTACAATGATTTTGGCCATAACAATGGAAATGAAGAATTCTTTAAACAAATGGATTTTTTAACGCCAAATCTTTTGAGAACATTAAAGCCTGGAAAAATAGCCGCTATTCACGTAAAAGACAGAATCCGTTATTCATACCAAAACGGAACTTCATTCACTACCATAGATGATTTTAGCGGAAAAACAGTAGCGCACTTTGTAAAGCATGGTTTTTATTTAGTTGGAAAAATCACCGTTACCACCGATGTTGTTCGTGAAAACAATCAAACCTATCGTCTTGGATGGTCCGAACAATGCAAGGATGCTACCAAAATGGGAGTTGGACTTCCGGAGTATGTTTTGCTTTTCAGAAAGCGACCTAGCGAGATGAATAATGCCTATGCTGATGAACCTTGTGTAAAAACCAAAGAAGAATATTCTATTGATAAATGGCAATTGGATGCTCACGCTTATTGGAAATCATCTGGAAATCGATTTATGAGTTATGAAGAATTGGCAGCTTCAGATATGAAATCTGTTTTCAACCGATGGAGAGAATTCGATAAATCCAATATTTACAGCTATGATGAACATTTGAAAGTTTGTCAGGATCTGGAAGAATCCAATAAGTTGAGCCGTTTGTTTATGACAATTCCACCAACATCGCCAACGGATATGGTTTGGACAGATGTAAACAGAATGAACACTCTAAACACAAACCAAGCCAATCGAAAAAAGGAAAAGCACATTTGTCCGCTTCAAATAGATGTTGTTAAAAGATTGCTTGATAGATTCACAATGAAAGGTGATGTTGTGGATGATCCATTTGGCGGTTTGTTTACCGTGCCTTATGTAGCATTGGAAATGGAACGTAAAGCGATATCAGCAGAATTAAATCCTGATTATTATGATGATGGTTTGTTTTATCTGAAATCTATCGAGTACAAAATAAATGTTCCAACTCTTTTTGATTTGGCAGTATAATGAAAAAAGACATTGTATTACTCGAATTATTTTCAGGAATCGGAGGTTTTGCCAAAGGAATTTCCGATGCTGGATATACTATAAAAAAACACTATTTCAGCGAAATAGACAAACACGCAATAGCCAATTATAAATATAATTTTAAAAAATCAGAGTATGTCGGATCAGTTACAGATGTTCGAGGAAGTTCAATTGAACGGCCAGATATCATCACTTTCGGAAGTCCTTGCCAAGATTTTAGTTTGGCTGGAAAAAGAGCAGGGATGGAAGGATCGAGAAGTTCACTTATCCTGGAAGCAATCAGGATTATTACTGAAACAAAACCAAGTGTTTTTGTCTGGGAAAATGTTAAGGGAGCTTTCTCCAGCAATGATGGCGCAGACTTTTGGGGAATTATCGCTGCCTTTACCAACATTAGGGGTTATAGACTTGAATGGCAATTGTGTAACACAAGTTGGTTTTTACCCCAAAATAGAGAGCGGATTTACCTTGTCGGACATCTTGCAGGAAGAAGTGAGCTCGGAGTATTTCCTTTCACAAAAGATGGTGGATTATTTAATGGTTCGAAAGAATCAGAAAAAAGACAATCACAAACCGAAAATTGCAGTACAATTGGTTTAGGATTTGGAAGTAAAGCAGATAATACTTTTGTAGAAGTTCCAAAAATAGCAGGATGTTTAACTGGTGGTGGTCATAGTGGTGGACTTCACAGCGATATGACAACTATTAAACTCAATCAAAAAGAATGCACCAAGGGTAATTCACAAGGAAATAGAATTTATGAAATAGATGGATTATCTTCTACAATTTCAAGTGCTGGAGGTGGTTTAGGAGGTAAAACAGGATTATATGAAGTTAAAACCAATATAAAAGCAGTTGTAAAACCTGTTTTAACTCCTGACAGATTGGAAAAAAGGCAAAACGGACGTAGAATAAAAGAAGATGGCGAAGATGCTTTCACTTTGAGTTGTCAAGATCAACACGGTGTGCAAATAAACGATACCATCCGTAGGTTGACAGAAATCGAATGCGAACGCTTGCAAGGATTTCCAGATGATTGGACCAAGTTTGGAATTTATTTAAAACCTAGCGTGCAAAAGTACATTTATGGCAGTAAAAAAAGATGGCGAACAGCTAAAGCACTACATAATTTATATGTTTTTGCTGTAAATAACACCACTCTAATTGAAAAGGAAATACCCAAAACACAACGTTACAAAATGTGTGGAAATGCAGTAACAACTGATTTACCAAGGGAAATTGCCAAACGATTAAAATTAAGCTAATGAACCAACTCAACATTTTCGCCGAATACGAAATAGATCAGAAAAACGAAAAACTTTCAAACGCTGCCAATTCAATTTTGGCAGCCTTGAATGATGGTCAAAAAGACAAATACGAACCACATTGTTATTTTCAGGAAGGGAATTATATCGTTTTGATGGCTGTTAACAAACACAAAGAAGCGGTTTTCAATATTCTGGATTTAGATGGAAAAACGCCCAATGGATTTTCAGCCTGTTGGAGAAATTTAGAACACATAAAACAAGATTTAAACTCATAAAAATGGAAGAAAACCAAATTTTAACACTTGGATTCAAAATAAACCAATGGAAACAAGAATCTGAAACCTTCACGGAGTATTTGCTAGGAAATAAAGAATTTGGAATATTAATTTCAGGAACAACTTTAGTAGAAATCACAGCAGGAAAAGGCATTTTTATAAGCGTTCCTAACTGCCAAACCATCGAAGATTTAAAACAATTAATCAAATTATTCAACATCAAATAAACAAACTATGAAAATCACATTAAGCTCGGGAGAATTATCAAAGAAACTCAATTTTTTAGGCGGTGTAATAGCGCCAAACAACACCATGCCAATATTGGACAATTTCCTTTTTGAAATGGAAAACAATCTATTAAAAATAACAGCATCGGATTTGGAAACAACCATGTCAACAACAATGGAAGTAGTTTTTGAAGGCAAAACATCGGTAGCTATTCCGGCCAGACTTTTAATTGATGTTTTGAAAACATTTTCTGAACAACCTTTGGATTTTACCATCAAGGAAAATAATACCATCGAAATTGGTTCTAATACCGGGCAATATGAAATTGCCTATCATTTGGGCGAAGAATTTCCAAAATCAGTTGTGTTAGATAATCCATCAGCTACGACAATGCCATCTAAAGTACTGGCTAATGCTATCGGTAAAACACTTTTTGCGACCAACAATGATGATTTAAGACCAGCGATGAATGGCGTTTATTTCCAGTTTTCGCCAAATGGTTTGATTTTTACAGCAACCGATGCGCACAAACTCGTTAAATATTCAAGAACAGATTTGACAGCAACTGAAGTAGCCAATTTCATTATGCCTAAAAAACCATTAGGAGTTTTAAAAGGTATTTTAGCTACTTTAAGCGATGAAGTAAAAATTGAATACAACGAATCGAACGCAGTCTTTTCTTTTGAAAATTACATTGTTTCCTGTCGTTTGATTGATGCTCAATATCCAAACTACGAAGTGGTTATTCCAAAAGACAATCCAAGCAAATTAACCATTGAAAGAGCATCGTTTTTGCAATCAGTTAAGCGTGTAGCTACTTTTTCCAACAAAACTACTCATCAAATGGTTTTGAATATCGCCGGAGCCGAATTGAAAATATCAGCTGAAGATGTTGATTACTCCAACAAAGCAGATGAACGCCTAGCTTGTAACTTCGAAGGTGAGGATATCAAAATTGCTTTTAATTCAAGGTTTTTATCCGAGGTTTTGGGAGTTTTCCAATGTACTACTGTCGAAATGGAATTATCTACACCAGTAAGAGCTGGAGTATTAAAAGCAGTCGATGGATTGGATGAAGGCGAAGAAATCCTAATGCTGGTAATGCCAGTAAGAGTATAATTTTAAAAATAAGTTGCCATGTCAAACGAAATATCAACAATTCAAAAACAGAGAGTTCTTGAATTATTCTTTTGTTCTGATGATCGCAGATTGTGGGTTATCGGAGAAACATTGGGTATTTCTGAAAGTTGTGTTTCAAAAATAGTTCAGGATTATTTCGACAAAAAAATAAAGTTTGATCGTGGCAACTTTTTAATTTATCATTCAGAAATGAATAATTTTTAACGGATGGTGCTATGAGCAGTATTGCCGTAGAAAAAAGTTGTAGTTTAAGAATAAACGTTATCGGCAATATTGCTTATAGCACGTGTTACCGCTAGTTGTGGGAATGTTACTAAAATAGTTTTAAATGAAAAAAATAGGTTTGATTTCGTTTTCTGGTGGAGAAACATCTGGTTTTATGTTATGGTGGCTTTTGAAAAATAAAAGTGATGAATATGACTTTAAAATAGTTTTTGCAAATACAGGACGTGAAAACAATGAAACTTTGGAATTTGTAAAAAAATGTGCTGAACATTTCGGAGTTGAAATAATTTGGATTGAAAGCAATGTTTGGGGAAATGTGAAGAAAAAAACAAAACACGTAGTTGTCACTTACGAAACTGCAACACGGAACCAAGATTGGAAATTTAGAGATAATACTCCTTATGAGGAAATGGTTAAAAAATACGGAATACCAAATATTTCAAATAGATTTTCAACACGTGAATTAAAAGACAGACCGATTCAAAGTTATATGCGAAGTTTAGGATATTCTGACAACGATTATTATATTTTTATTGGGATTCGTTATGATGAAATGGACAGAATGATTGATGAAATGAAAAACCCAAGGAACTTTATTTATCCATTAATAAAATGGATGAAATGGACTAAAAAACACGTGAATTTTTGGTGGTCACAAATGCCTTATAGATTGATATTGAAAGGTTGGGAAGGAAATTGTGTGACTTGCTATAAAAAAACACTTGAAAAGCTAATGCAAATATTTATTGATGATGCTTGGAAATTTGACTTTGATGAATACATCGAATGGAAGTATGAATATTTCATTCCAGAAGGAAGAATAAAAAAAATGGTTTCAATTTTAAAGCCTATTCCTAATGGCCCATTTAGATTATTCCGAGATAATAATTCAGTAAATGACATTAGGCAGAAATCAAAAGAATTGAAAAAGAAAATTAAAGACGATACCGTTGATGTTTCATTTCAAATTAAACTATTCGAGGATTCAGAAAGTTGCGAAGTTTTCTCGAAATGTGGTTCTTGAAAAGGAAAATAGAGCAATTAGCGGTAACTACTTGCTAACCGTTACAACACCACATCATAAACAACTATTAATCAATATTTTAAAATATGATTGTGCAAGTAAATTTTACCGTAAAATGGCAATTTAAAGATCACAATCATTACAAGATTTCCAATTGTAAAAAAGTAATAAATTGCCAAACTGGAAAAATTATAAAATGTACTAAAAATGGCGGATCAGTTGGTTATTTTATTGCATCGAAATTTTATAAAAAATCAGATATTAACAATCACATTGAATTAATACCAAAAAACAAAATACCTTTTTAATCATGAAAGCAATTTCCATTAAACAGCCTTGGGCATCATTAATAGCTCATGGAATCAAAGACATCGAGAACAGAACCTGGAGAACTCATTTCAGATATCCAAAAACAAAGAGCATTAGAATTATTCTTTTGTTCCGATGATAGGAGGTTATGGGTAATTGGAGAAACATTGGGTATTTCTGAAAGCTATGTTTCAAGAATAGTTCAGGATTATTTCGATAAAAAACTAAAGTTTGATCGTGGCAACTTTACAATATTGCATTCAGCAATGAATAATTTTTAACGTCTTGGCACTACAGCGGGTTTAGGACTAAAAATGCGAGATTCTCGGAGTTTCTCGCAATATTTACTGAAACAAAACAATAATAACCAAAGCCAAATAAAGATATTGATTGTAGTAGCTGTTATATTCTCGGCTTTTTTTACTCACAAATTATCAATTAAAAAAATAAAGAAAATGAAAAAGTCAGAATTAATAAAAAAATGGAAAGAAGAATTAGAGTTATATAAAAGAGTTTTAAGTGACCCATTGATGTACACAAAAGAAGATAGGCTAAAAGCATCTGGAAAAGCACTTACTATAGTGTCTATGTTAGTTGATGTTGACGAATTAGAGTCGCTTGAGTAGCTTTCGCCAGAAAGTTGCTCGAAGCTGGCACCGATTTAAGAATAATACAAAAACATCTTGGTCATGCCAGCAGTAAAACCACCGAAGTTTATACACACGTAAGTACTAATATTTTATCAAAAATGGCTTTGCCAATCTAATTTAAAGAACATTAAAATGAAAGCACTATCCATCAAACAGCCTTGGGCATCATTAATCGCTCATGGAATCAAAGACATCGAGAACAGAACCTGGAGGACTCATTTCAGAGGTAAAATTTATATTCATGCTTCATCTAAAACTAAAGAAATGTTGGGTTTATTAAACAAACGTCAAGTAAGCTACCTCCGAGATAAATCTAATTTAGAATTTGAATTTACAACATCTGCCATAATTGGCGAAGTTGAAATTATTGATTGCGTTATCAATCATGAGTCTGTTTGGGCTGAAAAAACAGATTTCAGTCAAGAAGATCCACAAACTATTTGGAATTGGGTATTATCCAATCCTGTTCTTTACGAAAAACCTATTCTAAACGTAAAAGGCAAACTTTCGTTTTGGGAACCAAAACTTTCAGTTTGTAATTATTGTCTTGAATTTTGTAAAGAATTAGTTGATGGTTTCGGTTGTGAAGAATGCAATAAAAAATACAAATAAAGCGAAAATTATTTCGCTATTTTAATTAGAATCTATCAAAATTTACCTATATTTGTAACTCAAAATTACCAATTCTTCACAAGTCCTAACGAAGTTCGATAGGCACGATTTTTGAAAAAACACCAAAATACAAATTGAAAAAAGTCTTAATTGGGATAGATCCTGATACTGACAAATCTGGTTTCGCTTTGAAATCAGGTAAAACAATTCAGCTAAAAAACTTAAAGTTTTTCGAGTTGTTTAAGGCGTTACATTTCGTAAAAAACAATCCTGGATATTCCCAAGATTGCGAAGTGATGGTGTATGTAGAATGCGGTTTCCTTAATGGTGGTAATCGACACTTCAAGGCAGCTGCTTCAACGGCTTTTAATGGCAAAATATCGGAACGTGTAGGTGCCAATCACGAAATAGCAAAAAAGATTTGTGAAATGTGTGAATTCCTTGAATTGCCATTTATACAAGTAAGACCTAC